TTCAAACTTGCCCGAGCTCATCTTGCCTAGTCCTTCAAAGCCTTTTCCTAATTCGGAGGCTTTAACTGGCTCATAACCCAACGCCATACGTTTGTCGATACTGTCGTAAGTATTGGTTGTTGATAACCAACACAAGTGCATCCCGGGAATGATTCCCGCGGGAAGATCGGGCAACGCACTATTTGCCCACTTGTCTCTAAACGCATCAAGGCGTTCACGACGTGCAATACTGTCTTCATCGGCGTGTGTTGAACGCTCGATTACTTCTTGGACTCGATCGGCCATGCGATCATCTAAGTCACGTGATTCTCTTTTAATTCTTGTATTTGCCATTTTAGTTAACCTTTATTGTTACGATCATATTGAGCATATGCTCTGATCATTTTGTTTCTACGTTCTACATTATCCCATGCGCCAGCGTCTTTAATTGCCTGTACACGATCACGGCTTAATGTGATTGTACCAGGTTTGGCACTGGCTTCTGCAACACGGCTAGAGGCTGTTGGGCCTGCTGCACGTTTGTTGTTGCTGTTGCCTCTTGCTGTGTAGCGGTGTGGCAAACGGGACTGCAAACGATTATCTAACTCATCCCAATATTCTGGGTCACTAGGATCCCATCCATCGGTTGCGAGTTCTTGGTCAACTACTTTGGCAATTCTACTATCTGTGTCTCGAGCTTCTGGATCGTACCAACTGTTCTTTTTTAACCAACGAGTAGCGTTTTGTTGAACTTCTGTGCTAACCGGGTTAGGAACGTTTTGTTTTGGCGCCCTAGCTTGTTCGAGTTGTTGTTTCTTGTGATACTGGGCTTGTTTTAGTCGATCCTTAGCTTCGGTCAACTGCTCCAAGTATTCCATTTGTGCTTCTACGTCATTAGACTGAGCTGCTTGTAACATCTTCATTTTAGCGTATTCAACACGGGTGGCTTCATCTTCCACGGCCTTGTCAATCTGCGCAAATTTAAAATATGAAGCTGTATTTTCTACAGCAGCCAAACGTCGAGCTAAATCTTCGTTTCTTTTCTCTAATGCACTAATCTTGTGTTTAGCGGAGGCTTCACGTTGCTTTTGAAGTTCTTTCTTTAGCCTACGTTCTTCTCTGCGCGCTTCGCGAATCTTTTCGCGTTCGTCTTCTGTGTCTTCTGGTTCGGAATCAGAATCAGACTCTTCGTCTTGTTGATCTTCATCGTCTTCGTCAGAAGCTTTTTGAACTTCTTTTTCTTCGTCGTCTTCGAAATGCTCTTCGTGTTCGACTTTGGCTACAACTGTGCCATCTTCACGTTCCTTAATGGGAACGTCCTTTTCATTTTCTGCCATATATACTTTCTACAAAGTTAATCTACAAACGCTTTCATTTTCTGCGCATATTCAAACGTCTTAATGCGAGAAATGATTTCACGTGCTTGCAATGTGATGAATACTACGGGCGAACCCTCATCCTCTGGTTGCACAACAAAACGGTCACCGCCGTACTTGATAGTACGTACTAGATCACCTTCTTTACACCAAGGGCCTTCTGGCCAGGGTGTTAAGCCTTCGTCTAGATTACGGTATGCTAAAGGGCCAACTTGCACCACTTTTGCTACTGTTTCGTTAAATCGTAACGTTTGTCTGGTTTCATCTACTAGGATGATACCGCCTTTACTGGTTGACTTTTCGCGCCTTAGTTGAACTAAAACACGGTCTCCAGCTACATCAATACCGGTGTCGATTACAGGAAAACATTCTTCCTCTGTTCTTGTATCCGGTTCGTCATTACCTTTTAAATCAAACACTGTTCAGTGCTCCTATTGGCTATTCAGCCTCTTCGTCCTCCGTCAATATCTCATCAACGATAGCTAGGGTCAAGTTTAAACCTTCTATAACACCTATTAGCCGCTGATAATCGTCAAACGTATGTACGTTTGTGCCAGCAGTGACGGCTTCTGCCAACTTTTTCTTTTCAGATCGAACTCGATCTATTATTTCTGATATAAAGTCCTTCATAATCTTACTAATGCAAGGTTATGAAGGTTTCCGCCCTTAAATCAATAAAAATTACCGCCGCCGATGTCTTTGAGGTTTTTACCTGGGCCGACTTTGCTATCTTTAGCCATTTTGTTTTGGGCTGCGCCTTTTTTCCAGTTGTTGTCACGGCTGGAACCTGATGGACCTTGGTCTACCTTAGCGTCTGGGCCGCCACCAGTTGACAGTTGTCCTGTTTCTTTATAATTTTGACGAAAGCCGATTATGCCGGCTTGTTTTGCGATTGCCTTTAGATTGGTCCTGTTGGGGGTTTTGGTTGTGGTTGTGCTGCCATTTGATTCAAGGCGTTTTGTTGTCCTTGTTCCATGGTTTGTTGGTGTTGCTGATCTGCTTGTTGCATTTGACCGGTTTGTTCTAAGTTCATTTGTCCAACAGCGCTAGCATGCTCTAAGCCGGTTTGTTGGGCTTGTTGTTGGGCTTGTTGTTGGGCTTGCACCATTTGTTGCTGGTGTTCTTGATCTGCTCGAGCTGATTCTTGAGCGGCATCTAACTGCGCTTTTGCATGGTCAGATTGGCTTTGCATAGCTTGCTGCTCTACTGTAATGCCATGTTGGCGAATATCAGCCTGAGCTTGGTGCGATGCTTCTAACGCAGTCATAGTCTGCTCATGCGCCATTGCTTGTTGCTCGGATGTCAATTGGATCTGAGCGTTGATTGCTGCAATACGCTCTTTAGAAGCATTGTTAATGTCTGCAATAGCAATTTGGGTAGCTGTCTTGTTAGAATCAATCTGAGATTGAGTTTCGTATCTAGATTTGAGATCCAAAACCAAACGCTCCAACTCAGCAATCTTAAGCTGATAATCTTGCTCTTGTTTTTGTGACTCAAGTTGCATACGTGCCTGAGACTCTGCAGCTTTACGCTGTGTTTCAGCCATTTGAGTCTTAAGAATAACTTGAGCAGTTGGGTCAGCTTCAGCAGCAGATTGTGCTTGTGCTTGTTTTCCTTGTTGTACTTTCTGAGCCAATTGTTGAATCTGTTGAACAAACGGCTGCATTGTTTGCTGTGAGTCTTGGTTAACCATTTGTGAAGCAAGGGCCAAAGCTTGTTGCGATTCAAGGTCAAGTGGTTTTTCTTGGTGCAACTCAAGTACATCACGACCGCCAGATGCTTGGGCAACATAACCACGCATAGACTGAAGGTAATGTAATGTTAAGTGTTGCTTAATGTGCTCTAAAGCATGAGGTGCAAAAGCAGGGCCAATAACAGGGTTACCACCATAAGCGGGATTAGCGGCATATTCTAAGTGAATCTTTATGTGTGAGATGTGATCTTGGTCTGGGTACGCTGCAGCAGGTTGACCCATAGTCATACCAACGTTTTCAAGCGCTGGGTTAGATTCTTTTGCACCCATTGGGTTTGGTAGAATCTCTTCAATATTAGGAATTTTTAACTGTTGCAACACACGGCGATATACTGCACGAGCATCAAACATGTTAGGATTTGTTTGATTTGCTGCAGTAGCCATTTGCAACAGAGCTTGATTCTGTGCTACACGCTGAGTCTCAGAAAAGATGTTAGGATCTGATACTGGGCGTACGTCGTTGTTGTAAGCAAAGTCACGAACCTGTATTTCAGTTCCGGACTGGTTGTCCATCTCTTCTAAATACCAATGATTTAGACGGGAGATAATTGCCAATGACTTAGCTTGTGAGCGGTGCAAACGTGCATGAATGGCAGAGAATACTTTAGCACCTTGCTCAATCAGAGCTTGGGCTGTGCCAACTGGCATGTTGTTGTTTGCTTCGCCAATTTTTTCTTCAGAGGTAGTTACAACGCCTTTAGCGGCGCTAGTTAACCAACCCATTAATTCCATCAATACGCCTGATGGAGGATTGAATGGCATAGCCATTGCAATCTTACGTACGTCGTCTACTCCGGGTGCGCCTTCAATCTCTACTACTTGAGTGGGTTCAATTCTGTCACTTTGGCCACCAATCCGTCCACCTTTGAGCTTAAGTAACGTTTGACTGTTGTTAATATGAGCTGCATCCAACAGAGCACGTAAAGCGCCAGTAAGGGCAGCAGACAAGCCGCCAATAAGATGTGGTAAGCCAATAGCGTAAGCACCACGCCAAGGAATGAATTTAAACTCGACGTACCAATCCAGCTTCTCGAGCTTCGCATCATTAGCCTCCCAGTTGCGGTAAAGACCAATAACGTCGCCAGTGGTCTCATCAATCATCATAATGTACGGAGCACGACGACCACCAGTTACAGGATCGTCATCCAAACGCATAAAGCAGGTAATCTCGTAAATACGACGCAAACCATCAATGTTTTTAGATGGTTCTGATTTACCTTCAATTTTATCATTGGCTTCTTGGCTGCGGGTCTGATCCGTTAACGGGGCATCAGACGTATATGTGGAGTTAATATCACGGTAGATACCAGCTTCAACACGCTGCAAGAAGATGTCTTCTGTAATGTCTTGTACTTCAGTTACACGGGGAGATGTGTAAAAGTTTGTTGTAGAGTACGGAAGGATAATGTTATCAATTGGCACCCATTCACATATGGGGCGCTTTTGTTCTGTATCAAAACGCCACTTAAGGAATTGTGAACCACCTAATGGAAGCTGCGTTAACAGTTGTTCCATTTCGTCACGGTACTCAGCAACTTGTTCTGTTAGCTGCCAGTTCATAAATGAAACTTTACGATCTGCAGTTTCTTCTTTTATTCTGTCTGCGTTACCTTTGATGTTGGACTTAACCAATCCATCTGGTGGCAGTAATTCTTTTGAGGCTGACGCTGCAAAATCTACGCAAGCCTCTGCCATAACTGGGTGAACGACTTTGGAGGCTCCATCAAAGGTTGCGCCTCCGGGTGCGTCCTTACCCAAGCCAGTTCTACGAAGACCTTCTTCGTACTGTTTGTCTCTTTGCTTACGAGCTTCTTTGTCTACGTCAATGTAGTCAAGGTATTCGTTTGCTAATGTGAGAAGAATGTCTTCATCAAATACTTCTGCAAGGTTCTCGTAAAACTCTGGGTTTTTACGTGGGCCTTCTTTTGGTTGGAAATTTACAATTACCGAACCATCTTCTAACTCAATAACTTCTTGTTCAACTTCTTGCGGATCTAGTCCCAATACTTCTTCGTAATGGTCCATCTCCACATCTTGGGCTTGTGCCTCATCAATGTTTTGTTCGTTTTCAAGACCAGGCAAGTTACCGCCCATCTGCATTGGAATTTGTGGATTTGCCATGTTTTATTTAAAAAGATTGTTCCAGGCTTTTACTAAAGCTGGATGGGAAGCTGGATCGGCTGGTTGTTTAATAGCGGTACTTTCTACAAAAATTTCCGCTTTCATATCTTGTGGGGACAATACTTTTTTGCCTTTAGCAAAACGTGGGACTATACCTGATTCTTCCATAAGCATTTGTTTAGGCGTGTTTAGAAGGCTTGCCCCATCAACTCGGGCACCGGCTTCTTCCATTAACAGCTGTTTTGGGGTTTTTAATAGGTCCATAATACTACTAATGCAAAGAAACAAGGCTTTCCGCCCTATTGGGCATACGGGTTAACAAACTTCTTGCCATACGTATCATCTGCGTAGTCGTAATCACGGGCAGGCAGTGGATCTAACTGAATCCAACCCGAATCACGCAAAACACGCAGCGCCTGTGACAACGAGTCCACATAGTCATCATGTCCGCCAGCTTCTGGAAACGAACACACTTGACGGATAAACCGTTTAGCCCAATCTGCAAAGTCTCCTTTTTGTTTCATGTCTTCCGGAATAAATACTTTACCTTTGGCAACCAGGGGAGCCACAATGTTTAACCTTTGAACCTTATCCGCCCTGCCGGGGTTGTATCCGCGGACCGGAACGCCGGCTCCTTGGAGTTCTTGGATCAAAGATATACCAGCGGATTTATCTTCCATTAGGATTAAGTCTGCTTTACGTCCTTTACCAAAGTCATTGTCTGCACCGTACACAACTTCCTTAAAGTCGTCAATAACTTTGCGGCGCAGCTCAGGATACGATAGGTGGGCGTCCCATGCGTCTAGTAAAATGATGGACGTACCAGCATCTAACCGTTCAAACACACCCCAAATGGTGCATGCCGTTGGGTCGTTCATGGTTTTTTCGCTGGTAGCGGGGTCGTACGAGGCAATAACATATTCTAAGTCTGGTGTTGGCTTATCAGCTGGCCACAAACGAAATTGTTTACGTTTAATAATGCCAGACGATTCCGGATCCAGAATTTCGCCATAAATCTCTTGCCTGCCAATGTCGGTGCCATCGTACGTTTCTAGCTGTTTGAAGAACGTTTCTGATAAGTTAGCTCGGTTGTCGTAGGAGCTGGCATTTGAGACGTATACGTCGCCGCCTACCTTTCCTTCATTAAGGTCGACGATGAGTTCTTTTGGTTTTGGCGTTGTTGTGATGATTTGCTGGACTCTTGGGATTCTAGGGTCCTTAAGACGCAGGGTGAACTGTACACCATCGTACGCATCATCGATGTAGTCAAAAGCGCACAGCTCGTCAAACCAGGCGCCGTGATATTGTTTACCACGGTACCGTTCTGGTTCGGACGCGGGGATGCCTTGGATGAGGGATCCGTTGGTAAGGGTGATTTCAAAAAGGGATTTGTTGTAATCCCGAATGAGGGACTTGGGGATGATATTAAGGAGTCCGCTATCTCCCTCAAAACAAGTTGCTCGTATGTCGTTGGAAGTGGGGGCAGTGACGAGCCAGCGGGTGTTGTCATACTTCCAAGCACGAATGCCAATCCAATGGCTGGCAGTGTGCGTTTTACCCGATCCACGACCGGCAAGCATAAGAAACGTATCATATTCGCCATCGTCTGGCTCCCTTTGGTGTGCTAAGGCTTGTATTTCCCACTTAACTTGCCACAATGCTGCTTCTAGTTGAGTTTTAGGCCAGTGTTTATGAGATTCTGCAAATTTTTTGAGCGTTAGCTCTTGTTTAGGTGTTAACGACATGCAATAAACCCCTCTCCTACCAAAATGGTGTTGTCCGGGGCTGTTGTTTCAATATGTACACACAACTGATCTTGTATTGGCGTGATTTGGGTGATGTACCGTCTGGCTTGATGTACCCGAATGCGCGGGTAGTTTTGTTCTTCTGTCAATTTGTTGCGGGATTAAAAATAAATGTTGTAATATTTGTACGTATCATCGTGTAACACTTTAGAACGGTGGCCAAGTGACTCCACAAGTCCCTGGATTTGTAATATTGTACCATAATGGCCAGAAGAAAACCGAAATCTGTCTTCTTTGGCGTTGTATTGGCGCGATTTTGCGTACAGTATGCCAGATAACAACTCTGTACGCTGCTCAGAAGAAGCTAAAAGGTAGTTTTCTGGGATTTGTGTGGGGATGTTGGGTGCTAACTGTGACCGAATGGACGGACTAACCTCAAACTCACGCTCCCCGGTTTTTAAAATGCGTCCCAAAATGACTTTGTACCCATGGTCTTTGAATTTTTGGTGGATAAACTCTGCCGTGTTTGGCGGGGCGGCTAGTTTGCCGGTTCCTCGTTGGTTAAAAAACCAAAAGCCAAACAAAAATGGGGGTATGGGGAGGTCTTGGTGGGGGAGGGCTAGAGGTTTTGTGGTAGGCACGGAAAATATCAGCCTGCCTCTGTCGTCTTTAAGCTCTAACATGTCAAGCATTCCAGAAGTGAAATGCTTTAGGGGGCGTCTGAATGGTTGTACGTGTTTGTATTCGTACGTTCTTTTGCGATACTTTGGAGTTTCAAGGGAGAATCCAAGGTGCTCATCGCCAGATAGGCACAGATGGTCATTAAACGTCACCTCATAACAAGATGACGCTCTGTACTCTTGAACCAACTTAACCTGTACGATCTGACCGTTGCGGTCAAACACATAATCACCTACCTGCAGTTTAGATGCGGGTTTCCAGTAGTCAAGAGTTAGTACTTTCTCGTTTGCCAAAATTGCCATTAAAATTTTTAACGACCCAATAATCGAGCCATCTCCCTAACGGAGCGCGTATTCTATTTTGGATTGGGATAGGCAAGCGCTGAATGTCTATCACATCCGTAACTCTGAGGCGAAATTGCAAAAACTTGGTGGTCTCTGAATCGAGCACTTCAGCTGGTACATCCACTATCTCAAAGTTTAGAGGATCACATACCAAAACTCGCAGGCCAATAAAATGGCCTTGGGCATTTTCCAATGCTCCTTTGATTTGGTAAGCATAATCACTCATAGTCTTACTAATGCAAAAAGTGGGGGTTTCACGCCCTACACTCCAAAATTGTCAGGGTTGTCAGGGTTGTCAGGGTTTGGTTTTGGCACTTTATTGAGAATTATTCTCATTTGACTCCAATAGAATCAACAACTTAGCATCCAATTGTCAGGGTTGTCAGGGTTGTCAGGGTCTAAACTCACTTACTCCATAATATTTATATTTTATATTTTAAATTTTAAAATAAAGTGATATAGAGGGGTACTACCCATACTACCCTGACAATCGCTCTGTAACTCATTGTTTTATATAGATGCAAATGAGAATCATTCGCATTTAAACCCTGACAATTTGAAAATCAAACCCTGACAACCCTGACAATCGTTTTAGCTGTGCACTGTTTTGGTGCATAAAAGTGTTGTATTTTTACAAAAAAAATTTTCGGCTGCGGAATTTATAAAAACTTGAGCTTTGTGGGGCCCCCGGGCCGAGGGGGAGGGGGGTCGATAAAAAGGGGTATCGACTTATAAGAAAAGCCCCCTATTCCGCATTGTGGCATCACATCTCATAATGTGAAACGCATTGTGCGGTGCAACATAGCCACAATGGTGCGGTGCAACATAACCACAATGGCGTCATGGTCTTTGTGCGGTGCAACATATCCGATACGCCATTGTGCGGTGCAACATAATAACCACAATGCCAATGTGGTTATATGGGGTGGGTGTTTAAACTGTGTGCCATGTTGCGGTGCAACATAATAACCATGTTGGCATTGTGGGTATGTGGCTAAGCGGGTGCGAGGGTGGCTAGTTTTAATCCCTCTCAGAACAGGGTTATTCCGCAAACACGCACCCCTATTTATTTCACATTATGAGAATCCAATAGGAAAGGTTTTAAGCCCCTTTTTAGCCTACTAAGCCATGAGTTGAGGGGGTAGCCTAC